GTTTCCACGCCTCTCTGTTCGCATCGCATCCATAATATCTGCACCTGCTCATAAAGGAACTCCGACATCTTTTTCTCTGGAATAATGGCAATCAGTACCAGCCCGTCCTTCACCGCAATCATCCAGCCGTTCCCAAACCTCCGCAGGAAGAACCGCAGATAATTTGTATCCCCCTTCATGATTGGCTCCATGTTCCTTACATCCAGCCAGATTACGCCATGCAGTGCCGTGTAAAACGGCATCAGCCTGTATCCATCCATGTCGACCACAAGCCCCGCCATGTCGCTTGTCAACGCTATTTCATCCCCCGTTTCGTTCCGAAGTGATGTTTCCGGAATATTATTCCCTTCTACATAAAAGCTCCCGATTTTTTCCTCGGATACCCCTGCCAGCCGCAGGAAATCCTCTGAACTCATCTTCGGCAGTCCTTCCAAGCGGTACATAGCCGCACCCACATCTACCCACTGCACGCCGTTTTCGTCCGTCAGCACACAGGCAATCTTCGTTGCCTTCGCCCGCTTCGCAATGTCCGCAAATTTCATTTTTATCCCCTCCGATAAAGAATCTTTTTCAGCCGCTCATTTTCTCTTGTCAGCTTCGCATTTTCAAGCAATGCCGCTGCAAAGCCCGTCGCAAGCATGGTAAAAAGAATAATGTAAATCAAAACCAGTTTTTCAAAATCCACGCAAACGCACCTTCTCTCCCATTTCTGTCCGCAGTAAGGAGTTGTATCGGAAACATTCCTTGTATCCGCCCATGTCGCATTGAAAGAAATGCTGAAATAACCGCACCACAACGCCGCTCCGCTTTCTCCGCCGCTCGTTCTCCTCTCCGTCAATGCTGTCAATCACATCAACCCTTCTTCCTGCCCGCAGTCCCAGCTCCTCCGCTTCCCGCCGCAGGCTGTTTGCCGTTGCTTTCTCCATCTTCTTTCTCCTTTCCGTAGCTTGTCCTTCTCATGGGGCAAAGCCCCTCTTATGTATTTGCCGCTTCCTTTGCCGCCGCTTCCTCTCTTTTCTTTATGGCAATCATCTTGGCTTGATAAATCGCCTCTCTTACCTGCTCGCTGATGCGTGCCTCCTCCTCCGGTGTATGCTCACAATAAGTAATGGTTACATTGTATTTTTTTGGCGCTCTTCTCGGCATAAAACCACCTCCTGTTAAACTGTATGTACTGCCGTTTTTGTCCTATTCGGTTTTAATCCCACTTCTTACAGGGAATAAAATCCGCTTTGCTTGCATGCAGCCTGCACATGCAGTTCTTCGTCTCCTTTTTCATGCCTTGCTATAATCTCCAGAATCCGCAACGCCAACATCCAACGTGTGTATGCTTCCGCCCACTGTTCTGTCATTCCTTTCTTGGCTTTGGTTAGTGTTGGATCGCTTTCTTCGGCAAAGGCTTTCAGGTTTTCCATTTCCCTGTCTGCATATTCCTGTGCCAATTCAAGTTTGCTTGTTTCCGCCATTTGAATATCTACAAGATCCCATTTGTTTAATTTATTCATCATTCTCTCTCCTTGTATCTTGCCAAAAACTTTTGCTCCTTGCCCCCTCCCACTCATAAGTATCTTTTAAGACACTTTTTCATCAAAAAAAATTCCTTCCAGTGCCTCCACCTTGTCAATCCCAAGGATTTCAATGATTTCTTCAATCTCCCTTCTAGTGAATTCTGTTTTCCCATTGCATTTACGGTAAAATGCAGAACGCGAAATCTGCAGCGCATTGCACATTTCCGCCGCAGTAATACCCTTCATTTTCATTTCATATTCCAGTTTTAGTTTATTCATGTTTTCCACCCCTTTCTCTTAAAGTGTCCTAAATGACACTTTTATATTAACTACTTATTTTCATTCTGTCAACACTTTTTGTGTCATTCAGGAAACTTTTTGATATTTTTTTCTTTTTCTGTTGCACAAAGGACACTTCTGTGTTATATTCGCTTTAGAACAAATAAGGAGATGTGCACATGAGTGATTCTGATATGGCAAAAAGAATAAAGGAACTCCGGCTTTCTCTGGGCTTAACTTTAGAAGAAGTTGCAAATGAAGTTGGTGTAGGCAAAAGCACTGTTCGTAAATGGGAAACTGGCATTATCGCAAATATGAAACGTGATAAGATAGCCGCCCTTGCAAAAGCACTGCATACTTCCCCCGGATATCTAATGGGTTGGACTGACGAGCAAGAATATTCGCACGTTCCAAAATCAATTTGTGAACAAATAAAGGCAGAATACGGAAAAAATGCTGCTACAGCATTGAGCCTGTATGTCCAGCTTGATGAAATAGATCAGGGCAAAATCACAGAGCGCATGACCGTTCTTCTGGAAGATGAAAAATATTCATCTAAGCCAAAAAACGGCGCATCACCCGCATAAACAATGTTATTTTCATTGATTTCTGAAAGGAGGATTTTAATGCTTTCTTACGAGGGACTTAAAACCAGAACTTTTATTGCAAATAATACTGCTGGTCCTGAACCTCTATATATGACAGACACTTCATCGCAAGTAGAATCTGCTACTCCAAGCTATTGGTTTGGAATGTTGGATATAGTCCTTAGTACCATTCTAATTATTGCTTTATACTGTGGTGTCCCTTTCTTAATCGCCAAATTCTCTAAAAAGCAATGGTCTATAAAAAGAAGGCGCATCTTTATTGTTTGCAATGCTATCATTTCATATTTGATAATTGCAGGCATAAAAATCATTCTGGATTCAGAAAATGCCACTCCACCTAATATTGCAGCAACTGTATTTTGGTCTTTTGTGGCATCTGCTATTTTTCAACATTACCATCCGGAATCTAAAAAAGCATCTGTCGAATTAAAGAAAACTCCCGGTTCTTATGCCGAACAGGTTAAGGAAGTAAATGCATCGCAGACAGTACAAACCAAAAACCAGAATATCATCAATGATACAGTTATGGAGCAACAAATTTCCCTTGATGAAATTTGTCCTTCCATTTCTCCCATACCAGCAACACCAACCACAGAAAGACCAAAGAAGCATTTTAATATTCCTTTGATTTTTTGCGCCACTTTGCTTGTATTTAGCTTAGCAGGAAATGCCTATCAATATTCTCAAAATATCACTCTTAATGAGGAATATGCAGAATTAGAGGAGTATACCTCAAACATCAAAGAATTTTCCGATAGATATTTCTCTATCCGTGATGAATACGATTTTTATCACAATGGCGCAGTAATCGTTTCTGATGTCGATTCCTGCTATCATACATATAGTTGTACACATTGGGACTATCCTATCTGGATTTATAATAACGAGGCTGCCGCTTCCGAGGGTTATACTCCCTGCAAGGACTGCAACCCACCTCAATAAATAAAATCACTCTTTCTCGCTATCAACCAGAAAGAGGCTATAATAAATACCACCCCAAGGAGGTTCCCATGGAAAAACTATACTCTCTCATCGCCGCACTGGGCGAAAAATACAACGCAGAAAAAATCCTTCTCTTTGGCTCTCGCGCCAGAGGAGACAACCACGCGCGCAGCGACATTGACCTTGCTATCTACGGTATGCCGGAGGAAAATCAAGCACGCTTCTGGTGTGATATTGATGACCTGCCAACCCTGCTGAAGTGCGACCTTGTCCATGTAACAGCCTATACCGATGCAGAGCTGATAAAGAATATTGAAAAGGATGGTGTTGTGCTTTATGAAAAAGATTGAAAATTATCTGAAAGCTGTACAGCGGTTGGATGAAGCAAATATAGAATACCGCAAGCATCCCGATAACGATGTCATTCGTGACGGTCTGATTCAGCGGTTCGAGTTTACATTTGAGCTGGCGTGGAAAGCCTCCAAGGAATACCTCATTGATCAAGGCTTTTCCAATGACCTGCATTTTCCCAAACAGGTGCTGCGTGCCGCCTATGAAAACCACATGATTGATGATGAGGCAGTCTGGCTGAAAATGCTCAGCTCCAGAAACAGCAGCTCGCATATCTATGATGACCGCGTTGCCGCTGCCATCGCAAAGGATATTGCTACATCCTTCCTGCCGGTGCTGAAAAAATTATCTGATTACTATAAAGAAATTTAAATAAAAAATCCCCTCTCCCTGTTGGCGCAGAGAAAGAGGATTCATAAAGCGGTCGCATGATACAACCACTCCTCGCAACAGTATTGTATCATAAGACCGCTTTCTTTGCTATACATTTTTATAAGCAGAAGGAGGTCTTTTTTATGATTGCGATTTATGCACGGCAATCCGTCGAGAAAAAGGACAGCATCAGCATCGAATCCCAGATTGAGTATGCCAAGCGTGAGGTTTTCTCGGAGGATTTCAAAATCTATCAGGACAGCGGCTATTCCGGCAAGAACACGAACCGCCCTGCCTTCCATGAAATGATGACGGATGTGCAAAGCGGCAGAATTGAAAAGGTGGTTGTCTACCGCTTAGACCGTATCAGCCGTTCCATTCTGGATTTTGCAGATTTCATCAATATTCTGGAATCGAACCAAATTTCCTTCGTTTCCGCTACAGAAAAATTCGATACCTCTACCCCCATGGGACGTGCCATGCTGTATATCATCGTGGTGTTCGCCCAGCTGGAACGGGAAACCATTGCGGAGCGTGTGCGGGATAACTACTATGCCCGTGTGAAAAAGGGTGCCTGGGGCGGCGGCCCTGCTGCCTTCGGGTTCGATCTTGTGAAAACCACGATTGACGGGAAGAAGGCAACCATCTGTCAGCCAAACGAGCAGATTTCCGTTGTGCAGCGTATCTTCGAGCTGTACGCCCTGCCCTATTCCAGCCTTGCGGATGTGCAGCGTCAGCTCATACAGGACGGCTCCGTTTCCTCCGGCGGCGTGAATTTCGATAATGCCAAGCTGTCCTCTATCCTGAAAAACCCGGCTTATGTCCGTGCGGATACCGCCGTTTATAATTTCTACAAAGCCAAGGGGGCAATTCTGGCAAATCCACCGGAGGATTTCGACGGCGTGCATGGCTGTATTCTGGTCGGCAAGCGGGATGCCAACGAGCGAAAATATAAGGATGTTTCCAATCATCTGCTTGCCATGGGACACCATGAGGGCATTGTGGATAGCACAGCCTTCCTCTTTTGTCAGCAAAAGCTGTCCCGCAATAGGCAAATCAAAAATACATATAAGGGCAAGCACTCGTGGCTGACAGGCTTGGTAAAATGCGCTCATTGCGGCTATGCCTTTTCCATCCGCTTCAGCAAGACGAAAGACGGACAGGTGCCGTATTTCTGCTGTTCTGGGAAATATCTGCATAAGACCTGTACCGCAAAGCAAACCCATCGAGTACGGGAGATTGAGGCAGAGGTGCAGGCAAGCTTAATTCAACATGCCGCCTCCTATAACCTCATTCATCGGCAAAATACAGAT